TAAAGATTAACTTTGCAAAGTATAGCAATAAAGGAAATATTAGCGAAATTATTAGATGAACGATGTTAAAATAAACATATCATCTACAGGATTCCCTAGTCAATTTGTATCAGATGCTGAGAAAGCTACTGATGAATTTGGTTTACAGATTGGACAAGCAATTCAATATGAATGGTTCAAGAAGGACGGGAGACAATGTAGATTTTACAGCCAATGGGGAGAATTTCACAGATTAAGACTATATGCAAGAGGAGAGCAATCTGTAGGAAAATATAAAAATGAGTTAGCCGTAGATGGTGATTTATCATATTTAAACCTAGATTGGACACCTGTTCCTATACTACCTAAGTTTGTTGACATTGTTGTCAACGGAATGTCTGATAGGTTATTCAAAGTAAAGGCATATTCTCAAGATGCTTTATCTCAATCTAAAAGAAGCAAGTTTCAAGAAATGATTGAAGGGCAAATGATTGCAAAACCATTCCTTCAAAAAATACAAGAAAATACAGGAGTAAATCCGTTTACTGTAGATTCAGAAGAACTACCTGAAACAGATGAAGAATTAGCATTGTATATGCAGCTTAAGTATAAGCCTGCAATTGAGATAGCAGAAGAGACTGCTATTGATACAATGTTTGACGAAAACCATTACGATGACATTCGTAAGAGAATTGATTATGACTTAACTGTATTAGGTATGGGTGTAGCTAAGACAGAGTTTTTACCGGGTTCAGGCGTAAAGGTTGAATATGTTGACCCTGCAAATATTGTTTATAGTTACACCGAAGACCCTAATTTTAAAGATTGTTTTTATTGGGGTGAGATTAAAACAGTTCCAATAATTGAGCTAAAGAAAATAGACCCTACATTGACTAATTCAGATTTAGAAGAAATATCTAAATATGGTCAGTCTTGGTATGATTACTATAATGTAGCTCAGTATTACGATAACGATATATTTTACAGAGATACTACCACTTTAATGTATTTTAATTATAAGACAACTAAAAAGGTTGTATATAAGAAAAAGATTAAAGATAGTGGAGCTATATCGATGGTAGAAAAAGATGACCAATTTAATCCGCCTGAAGAGATGATGGAGGAAGGGTCATTTGAAAAAGTAGAAAAGACCATTGATGTTTGGTATAATGGAGTTATGGTTATGGGTACTAACATAATACTTAAATGGGAGATGGCTGAGAATATGGTTAGACCAAAGTCTGCTACACAGCACGCACTTCCTAATTATGTTGCTGTAGCACCAAGAATGTATAAAGGCGTTATAGAGTCTTTAGTTAGACGTATGATACCTTTTGCTGACTTGATTCAGATTACTCATTTAAAACTACAGCAGGTTATTGCCAAGGTTGTGCCTGACGGTGTATTTATTGATGCTGATGGTTTAAATGAAGTAGACCTAGGTACAGGAGCAGCATACAATCCTGAAGATGCATTAAGACTATATTTCCAAACGGGTAGTGTTATTGGTAGAAGCTATACAGGCGATGGTGAATTTAACAACGCAAGAGTACCAATACAGCAGCTAACATCAAACTCAGGTGCATCTAAAGCACAAATGCTGATAGGTAACTATAATCATTATCTAAACCAAATCAGAAATGTAACAGGTCTTAATGAAGCCAGAGATGGTAGCACACCTGACCCGAATGCTTTAGTTGGTTTACAGAAACTAGCAGCAGCAAATTCAAATACTGCAACTAGACATATATTAGATGGAAGTCTTTATGTGTATAGGTCACTAGCAGAAAGTTTATCTTACAGAGTAAGTGATGTATTAGAGTATGCAGACTTTAAGGATGAATTTATTAATAAGATAGGTAAGTATAATGTATCTATATTAAATGATATAAATGAGCTATACTTATATGACTTTGGAATATTTATTGAAGTATCTCCTGATGAGGAGCAGAAATCTCAGCTTGAGCAAAACATTCAAATGGCATTATCTAAAGGAGATATAAATCTTGAGGATGCTATTGATATTCGTGAGATTAGAAATATTAAGTTAGCTAATCAGTTACTAAAAGTAAAACGTAAAGCTAAGCAAGAGAGAGAAGAAAAGATGGCTATGCAGCAACAAGATAGGCAAGCACAGCAACAAATGCAGTCTCAGCAGTTAGCTGCTCAAACATCTATGCAAAAAATGCAAGCAGAAGCTCAGGCTAAAATGCAACTTAAGCAAGCAGAGGTAGCTTTTGAAATAGAGAAATTAAAGAATGAAGCAATGCTCAAAGAGAGGCTAATGGATAAAGAGTTTAGTCTTAATATGCAGCTAAGAGGTATGGAATCACAGCAGCTTCAGAATAGAGAAGACCAAAGAGAAAAAGCTAAGTCAGATAGAATTAGCCAACAAAACTCTGAGCAATCAAAACTAATAAATCAAAGAAAGAATAATTTACCACCTATGACCTTTGAATCTAACGAGGATAGTCTAGATGGATTTGACCTAGCTGAGTTTGAACCTAGGTAAAAAACATAATTATTTTTTGTTTAATTTTGCATAAAATCAAATCAAATGGAAATTAAAGTAAAAGAAGTAGGTGTTGTTGAGGAAAAGTCTGTACAACAAGTTGAACAGGAGCTACTCGAAAAGCACGAAGAAAAGTTAAGTGAAGAGGTTGAATCTGAAGAAACAACTGAGGTTGTTGCTCAAGAAGAAACCAAAAGTGTAGAAACAGAAGTTGAAACACAAGAAGATACAACTCAACCCTCAGAGTTAAACGAGGAAAGTGTTCTTTCATTTATTAAGAATAAGTACGGAAGAGAAATTAATTCTCTTGATGAGCTTACAGCAGCTCAGGAATCTGAAGAGATGCCTGAAGATGTTGCAGCTTATTATAAGTACAAAAAAGAAACAGGGCGAGGAATTGATGACTTTGTTAGATTAAACAAAGACTTTGATGAATTGACCCCTGATACATTGCTACGAGAATATCTTAGTGCAACTGAAGAAGGATTAGACTCCGAAGACATTGATATGCTAATGGAGGACTACTCATATGATGAGGATGTAGATGATGATGCTGACATTAAGAAAATCAAAATAGCAAGAAAAAAGACTATTGCTAAAGCTAAGAAGTATTTCAATGAGCAGAAGGAAAAGTACAGAGTTCCCCTTGAGTCAAGTGGGAGTTCTATTTCTGAAAGTGATGCGAAAGACCTTGAGGCATATAAACAATATATAGAGTCATCAAAGACTTACGAAGAAGAGTTACAAAGAAAGCGTGATTGGTTTTATAAGAAAACTGATAACGTATTCGGAAGTGAGTTCAAAGGTTTTGAGTTCACGCTTGACGATAAAAAGGTAACTTATTCTCCGGGTGATGCTACTGAACTAAAGAAAGCTCAATCTGACCCAAACAACTTCATAGGGAAGTTTTTGAATGAAGATGGACTTATCGAAGATGCAGTAGGATACCACAAGGCTTTGTCTATTGCAATGAATCCTGAAAAGTTTGCCAAGTTCTTTTACGAACAAGGTAAAGCAGAGGCAACTGACGATGTAATGCGTAAGACGAAAAACATTAATATGTCTGAACGTAAAACACCTGAAGTTACTTCTAAAGGCGGGATGCAAATTAAATCTCTCGGCAACGACTCGGGTAGAGGTTTAAAAATTAGAAGTAAAAAATAAGTTTAAAAATTAAAAAAGAAAAATTATGGCAGGAAGTGTCCAAACAACCCCCGGGTTTGATTTGCAGCCAAGTGCACAGCAAGTCCCACTCGCAACAAATTATATTACCAACTTTGATTTCTTGAATCAGTATCTACCTGATACTTATGAGAAAGAATTTGAGAGATATGGTAATCGTACAATCTCCTCATTCCTTAGAATGGTAGGAGCAGAAATGCCTTCTAACTCTGACCTTATCAAATGGGCTGAGCAAGGAAGACTTCACACTAAATATGTAAACTGTACTTCAGCAGCTACTTATACGCCACCAGCGGCAGTAGCTTATGTAGATACAGCTACAATCACCATCAACGATACGTTAGTACCTAACCGTGCTACTACTATAGGAACAGCAGGTTCTATTGCTATCAGAGTAGGTCAAACTATTATGATTAGCTCTAAAACAATTGCAGCTGGTGTAGCTACTACTAACAAAGCTATTGTAACAGATGTAGATACTGCGGCAGGAACTATTGATGTAGCGTTTTACGATGCACAAGGTTTTGCTAATGGCGATGCAACTAATGTTTTTGAAATATTTGTTTATGGTTCTGAGTTTAAAAAAGGACAAGCTGGAATGACAGGTTCTTTAGAAGCAGACGATGAGATTTTTGAAACATCTCCAATTATCCTTAAAGATAAGTATGCAGTATCAGGTTCTGATATGGCTCAAATCGGATGGGTAGAAGTAACTACTGAAAACGGTGCTACAGGATACCTTTGGTACTTAAAATCAGAGCACGAAACTCGTTTACGTTTTGATGATTACTTAGAGACCTCAATGATTGAAGCAGTTCCTGCTGAAGCAGGTTCAGGTGCAATTGCAGCAGGTGGTGCTGTAGGTAACAAAGGAACTGAAGGTATTTTTTACACAGTAGAGAATAGAGGAAATGTATGGTCAGGAGGAAACCCTGAATCATTATCAGATTTTGACGACATTATCAGACGATTAGATAAGCAAGGTTCTATTGAAGAGAATGTTATTTTCTTGAACAGAAATTTTGGTTTTGATATCGATGATATGTTAGCAGCTCAAAATTCTTACGGTGCAGGTGGTACGTCTTACGGACTATTTGACAACGATAAGGATATGGCTCTTAACTTAGGTTTCACAGGATTCCGTAGAGGTTATGATTTCTACAAGACTGATTGGAAATACCTAAACGACCCAACTATGCGTGGTGGTCTTACAGGGGGTGAAGTTGTAAACGGATTATTAGTACCTGCGGGTTCTACTACTGTTTACGACCAAGTTCTTGGAAAGAACGCTAAGCGACCTTTCTTACACGTTCGATACAGAGCTTCAGAAACTGAAGACAGACGTTACAAAACGTGGATTACAGGTTCAGCAGGTGGTGCAATGAACAGCGACCTTGATGCAATGGAAGTACACTTCCTTTCTGAGAGAGCTGTATGTACTATGGGTGCAAACAACTTCTTTATATTTAAAGACTAGGAGTAACTAATATTATAAGGGGTGTGAAATATCACCCCTTTTTTTTAAAATTATAAATTAAATCAAATGAAAAATAAAAAAATAGCTGTAGCAAAAACCTACAGATTAAAATCAGAAAGAGCTCCCTTATCGTTTATGATACCAACGAAAAGTTCTAGGAGCTATTCATTGCTTTACTTCGATGAAGAAAGAAATGAAAACAGACCACTTAGATATGCTAGAAACCAAAAGTCTCCATTTGAAGACGAGCAAGATGGTAATCTTATTTTAGAGCCAATTGTTTTTGAAGATGGTATGCTTCACGTTCCTAAAAATAATCCTGTACTACAAGAATTTTTACATTATCATCCTATGAATGGAAGTAAATTTGTAGAAATCGATGAAGCTAAGGATGCAGAAGAAGAGGTTGAAATTTTAAATCTTGAGGTTGATGCACTTGTTGAAGCAAGTAAGTTATCTATTGAGCAGATTGAATCATTATCTCGTGTATTGTTTGGTAAAGATACATCTAGAGTATCTACTGCTGAATTAAAAAGAGATATGTTGATTTTTGCTAAAAGCAATCCAAGTGATTTCTTAGAAGCTATTAATGACCCAACAGTAAAGGTTCAAGGTATAGTTCAATTATTCTTTGATAAAGGGTTATTAACCTTTAGAAAAAACAAAAAGGAGATATGGTTTAATACACCATCTAACAAAACAAGAATGCTTGTTGTTCCATTCAATGAAGACCCATTGTATTTAGCAACATCATACTTGCAGAGTGATGAAGGAATTGACTCACTAAAAATGCTTGAGAATCTTATAGAAGGATAACGAGCATATATAGTATATATTACAAGAGTCCGATTTTCCATCGGACTCTTTTTTTTTGTTATCTTTGTACAAAAGTTTATTATGATAAACTCAGTAAGAAATACAGTCTTTTCGGTTCTTAACAAGAACAACTATGGGTATATATCTCCACAGGATTTTAATCTTTTTGCTAAGCAAGCACAGCTAGAAATCTTTGAGAATTACTTTAGTAATTACAATACGGCTATAAATAAAGAGAACGCTAGGATATCAGGGTCTGAGTATGCTGATATGACAAAAGGTATAGAGGAGTCTATAGATACATTCTCAACAATAAGAAACTTTGACCAAAAAAATTATAATAAATATTTTACACCATCTCAAATAACTACAGGAGATGATTACTATTTATTGAATAAGGTGTTGGCATATACTACATTCAGAATTAGTGGTACTAATACTCTAGTTCAAGCATTGCAGTTAGTTGATGCTACAGCTACATTTACAACAACAGTTACTGTTGGGGATATTGTAGTTAACACAACTACTCTTGAACAAGCAGAAGTCTTAAATGTACTTAGTGATACTCAATTAGCTTTAGACGAAGGTATATTTGCAGTAGTAGGAGACGGGTATTCTATATTTAAAAATGAAAGTTATGAAGCAGAGAAAGTAACTAACAGCAAGATTAGTATGCTAGCTAACTCATTGCTTACAGCACCTACTAAAACGTTTCCAGCATATTCTTTGAATAGTGATTCAATAACAGTATTGCCAAAAACAATAAACAATCCAGGACAGATATTTAGTCAGTATATTAGATACCCGAAAGACCCTAAGTGGACATATAGTACGTTATCAAGTGGAGAGCCTGTATTTGACCAATCGCAATCGGATTATCAAGACTTTGAGTTGCCAATTGATGATGAAGTAAATTTAGTAACTAAAATACTTCAATATTCAGGTATGCAAATAAGAGAAGCTCAGGTAGTTCAGTTTGCTAATTTAGAAGAACAAAAAGATAATCAACAATAATGGCATATATATCAGAATATCAATATTATGAAAATGGAGGAGTTGACCCTAAAGATGCAAATTGGGGTTCATACCAATATGTCAGCTTGTATGATATAGTCAACAACTTTATGTTGATGTATAATGGAAACCATTCACTTGTAAATAACGAGGAAAGATTTAAGGTATTGTTTCACGCAAAGCGAGCAATACAAGAACTTAATTACGATGCGTTCAAGGAAGTTAAAATACTAGAGCTATCTGTAACTGACAACTTAAGATTTGTTTTACCTTCTGACTATGTAAATTGGATTAGAGTAAATATATATAAAGATGGTTTATTAAGACCATTAACTGAGAATATTCAGACTAATTATTCAAATGCATATCTTCAAGATAATGAAGGTAATATTTTATTTGATGTAGATGGTAATATACTTAGACCTCAGTTTTCAACTATAGATTTCGATAGAATTAAAAACAAAAAGAAAAGTATATATTTAAATCAAGGAAGCCAGTTTGATGGTATGGAAGGATATCTTTACGAAGGAAATTGGTATTTTGATTATGGCATTGGTGCTAGATATGGTTTAAATACAGAAACAGCAAATGCAAATCCTACATTTAAGATAGATAAAAGTTCAGGTGTTATAAACTTTAGTTCAGGTATGAGTGGAGAGCTTTGTATACTTGAATATGTATCTGATGGTATGGAAGGCGGGGATGACTCTAAAATTAGTGTAAATAAATTATTTGAAGATTATGTGTATGCATATATAGAGTATGCCATACTAAATAGTAAACTCAATGTGCAGGAGTACGTTGTACGAAGAGCACAGAAGAGAAAGACTGCTTTATTGAGAAACGCTAAGATAAGAATAAGCAACATCCATCCGGGACGATTGTTAATGAATCTAAGAGGTCAAGATAAGTGGATAAAATAATATGGCGAATATTACAAGAAACTTTATAAAAGGCAGAATGAATAAGTCGGTTGATGAGCGACTTATACCTGATGGCGAATATGTAGATGCGGTTAATGTCCGCATGGGCTCTACTGAAAACTCTGAGATTGGTGTAATAGAAAACACTAAGGGTAACTTAGGTTTAACTAAATTATCATTTAATGGAACGGATTTAAGTACATCTGCTAGATGTATTGGTGCATATGAGGATGGAGCTAACGAAACGATATATTGGTTTGTTCACGATAGTAACTTTCCTATATCTGCGGGAGCACCAAATGGTAAGATAGACCTGATAGTATCATATAACGCTAAGGACGCTATAATTAATTATCACGTTATTAGTGTTGGTCAACTTACATCTACAGACACCACGCTAAACTTTGACCCTGAATATTTGATAACAGGTGTAGACTTGGTAGAAAACTTATTGTTTTTTACAGATAATAAGAATGCACCTAGATTTATAAATATAAAGAGTGCGTATCCTGAGCCAAACGCATCGGGTGTTGACTACAATGGAAACTCAGATTTACTAGCTGAGAGATTATTGGTTATAAAAAGACCACCACTATATGCACCTTCTATTAATTTAAGAAGTACGGGAGATGAAGAAGAAAATTATTTAGAAGACAGGTATATATGTTTTGCATATAGATATAAGTATGCAGATGGAGAATATTCAGCAACATCTCCATTTTCAGAACCTGCATTCTCACCCAAAAATTTTGAGCTTAGTACAAATAGTTACTTAAATGAGGGAATGGTGAATAAATTTAATTCAGTTACTGTTGGTTACGATACAGGAGGACCGTTAGTAGAAAGTATTGAATTATTATTTAAAGAAGCTCAAAATAGCATAATAAAAGTTATAGATAAATTTAATAAAAAAGACAGAGGATTTGCAGATAACACAACTGAATCGTATTATTTCGATAACAGTAATATATTTACAATACTTCCTGACTCTGAGATATTAAGACTATATGACAATGTACCACGTTTTGCTTTAGCCCAAACAGTAATGGGTAATAGGCTTATATATGGTAATTATATAGATGGATATAACTTAGAAAGAAACGGTGTTAAAACACAAATAGAATATACGGTTGATTTAATTAGTGAGCCTAATTCAGGAAAAATAATAGAAGCAACTACAACAACTCAAGTTGTTTATGAAATACCAACAAGGTCATCAGGAAGTAGAATCGTAAATGTAGGTATTATTGATTTAACAGAAATAACAAATGATTTAAAGAAAGGTTCTGTTTTAAGTTTTGATATAACTTGGGACCATTCAAAAAATGGAGGTGCTACATATGATGGTTGGTTTGCACCAAACTTTACTCCCACTCAACAATCTCCTGAATTGAGTATTGCTGTAAGTTTTGTTTTACCTCAGGATTATTCAAATATATATGAATTGGTAAATAGTTCTGAATTTCAAAGTTCGGTTGGTACTTCAGCTAACATAAAGCCTGTTTACGCACCTTCTCCTGATTTAACTTCCTGCGAAGGAATTACTTTTACAGATGACTTTAATTGTATAATACCTGATGAATTAGATGCACCATCAACAAGTGGAAGCATAAAAAAATATGCTAGTGCCACTAGCGGTGCTAACCTTGTAGGAGCTACTGCATATCAAAATAATGAACCTATTATAGTTGATAATTTTGGCACTATAGGAGATGACAGAATAATTATACAAGCTCCTTATATGAGATTTGTTGATGACCAAACAAATGGAGCTGATACAACTCAAGACGCTTATGAGTTTTATGACATAATTTTTGCTTCTGCTAGTTTTCAATCTTCAGATAGCCCGGGTAGCCTTCATAGTAATAGAGGATACGAAATAGGTATAGTGTATATGGACGATTATGGTCGTTCAAGCACAGCACTTGTAAGTGACAATAATTCATTACACATTCCTTGTAGTGCATCTTCAAGTAAAAATAATATAAAAGTTACTATACCAACAAGGCAAATTGCACCTGAGTGGGCTACTTATTATAAGTTTGCAATAAAGCCTGATGAAGAAAATTATGACACTATATACTCGTTTATATATTATCAAACAACAGATGGTAACGAAGCATATTTTTTATTAGAAGGAGAAAATGCACAAAAAGTAGAAAAAGGAGATAGGCTTATTATAAAAGCAGATGCTTCAGGACCTGCTGTAACTTGTAAATATGTTACTGTTTTAGAAAAACAATCTTACGCTTCGGGTGATTTAGCTACAGATAGTTTTGCAGGTGTTTATATAAAATTAAGTACGCAGAACTTAAATATAATTTTACAACAAAACGCTACAATAACTCAAGGGCTTCAAAGAGGAGAAAGAAATAATGAAACCGAATATGGGTTTTATACGCAATTTAGTGGAGCTAATCCTCCGGGAAAATATGCAGGTGTTAAGTATCCTATGTCAACATATGATGGAGCTACTTGGACTGATTTTGATGTACCTTTAGGCAGTAGGGTTTCTATTGATTTGAATTTTTATAGAAATGGGGGAGGTAGTTGCGACCAAATTAAAATGACCTTAAACACAACAATGGTTGCTACTAGAGATTATGATGATATGTTTGATTTCTTTATAGGAGAAAACTTTCAATCAGAATTAGACCAAGCAAACTTTTATGGTAGCGGTCAGTATAATGAATTTTTAACAACAAAAGGAGCATTTGCTCAGCCAAGTATAGCTAGAAACTTATTTTATTGGGAGAATGGAACAGGAGCTACTCCTAGTTTTTTAACTATGTGGGGAACGGTTGCTTGTGGTGGAGGAGGTGCTATTTCTGCAAACAGGAGACCCGTAGCAATTGCCACTATAATTGTATACAGAGCTGATGGAACTATAATATTTGAAACTCAGCCTCAAGACGCATTGCCTGATGTTTGGTTTGAATCTGCCGATACATACGAAATTGATTCAAATGGATTCCACGAGGGAAATCAGCAAACACAAACTGCAACATTGCCCGCAATAGTAAATACAGATTTTTACAACTGCTATTCGTTTGGTAACGGAGCTGAGAGTTACAAGGTAAGAGATTCAATTGTAGGTAAAACATTTAACCTTGGTAACAGGGTTTATACCACAGATGAAAAAGAGTTTAAAGAAGCACATCGATTTGCTGACTTAACATATAGTGGTGTT